TAATTTATCAAATTCTGCAGATTGGAAAAATGTTCTTCTGAAAAAAGGACTTGCTATGAGTTGACCTGTCATCGCAGGCTCTAAATTATATCGTTGAGAAATCTTTGCTATTTCTTTTGTGAATTGATCTTTTGTTACAAGTTTTGTATTACCAGATAAATAAGCAGGAATAAAATCAAATGCTTTAAAAACACCAGCGCTTAAAGCCGCCTCTTGTAAATTATTAAAATTATAAAAGTTTGTAAGAAAAGGAGCTGATCCATCTTCTGCAAACGCACCTTTGTCATAACCAAAATACGAATCAATGGCTTGATCAATATTTTTACCAAATAAGTTACCAGCACCAACTCTAAACAATGGTTGATTCATAATAAATTTAGCTAACCCAAAACCTTGTTGAAGACCTATTATTGGAATTCTTGCTTGTGGAAATACTGGACCTGCATAAGCTGCAAGAGAACCTACTACATCACCAGCTGTTTGAAAATTTAATATTGAACCCGCAAATTGTAACGCTTCATTAGCAAACGCATCATTGCCTATACTATCAAACATACGGTAATCTTTATCACCTGGTAATTTAAAAATTTCAAACTCTTCAACTGTATCTCCGCCCATAGGAATGGCAACTTTTGTAAATTCACCATCAGGAAAAGCTTTTAAAAATCTTTTTTTTCTATTTCCAAATTCTCTATCTCTTCCAAGTAAAAAATGTAAAGCCATGTTTTCACCTGCAGGCAATGACTCGTTTAAAATATTTAACCCTGAAATATTTGAAATGTATTTTACTTTATCGTCGTTTAACTTTTTTTGTAATTCATTTACTTCTTTACCTGATAATTGTCTTGCATAGGTAAATGCATCTTCCCCAGGAGGTAATTCAATTTTACCTTCTTGTATGTCATTAAAAATTTTATTTCTAATTTCTTCTCTTTTTTCATTACTGACATTAAATATAAGATTTACGTCATCAAAATTTCTGGGAAGTTCCGTTGGACCTAAATCAAACCCTCCAACTGAACCTCCAGGGCTTGTAACAACTTCTTCATTTGTCTCAATAGTTATGCTTGGTTTAACATTATCCGTATTTAATTTTTTTTCATCAGTTGTAGACATACTATTTCCTAAAAGAATAAAGATCAAATAATTCCATTCTCACATTTCCATTATTTGCCTGTAAATCATTATCTTTATAGAGTTTTAAACCATATACTGGACTGTTTGGTGCAAAGGTATGTGCAAATTCATCTCCATTAGGTAAAATAAATTTCCCATTTTCATTTGCATAACCAACAACTCCAAAGTTTCCATCTCCACTACCATATTCATCAACTAAATTATAAGTTACATCATTTGGTGTAGTGAATACTTTTCTTGCAGCAGGTAGATTTTCTAATTCTTGGATTGTGTACGCTGAGTCTATGTTTGTTAGTGCATTTATTCTTTCGGTAAACTTACCTTGACCTGCGATCATTTCTTGTTCCATAATTTTATTTATTTCCCTTTGTGCTCTAGCTTGATCATTTATGTTGAGTGTACCCTGATTAGTGAAGTCTGCTGAAAAAACTTCTTCCCCGTTGTATATTAATTTACCCGTATTTAAAAATTCATCCATTAATTGTTTAGGCATCATATCCATTAAAGCTTTTTCTCTGCCTAATTCCATAATTAACTTTTGACCTTCTTTTGAATTAATTAATTGAGCAACAGATTGTTCTAATATTGAAATTTCTTGTGCGTTTAAATTACCAGGAAAGAAATCTGCTTTTAACAGTGTGAACATTTTATTTATTGAATTTAATGTTTCTGTCGTAGCTAAACTTGTGTTATCGCCAATAAATTTATTTACTAAATCAAAACCTGTAAAATTTTTTAAAACAGGAAAAGTGTCAAAAAGAGTTGCTAAATTTTGTCTTAAACCTTGTGCAGTTCCTGAAATTGAAGCATCAATCAATGGTAGAGCTCTATCAATATTTGAAAGATTATTGAAACCAGAAGTATAGTTAGTGTTATATAAATCATTTCTTATTTGAATATTTTTCGATGTATTCTCTAATGATATTTTTTGTTCTTCAATGTCTAAAAGTTCACTAGCAGTTGGCTCTGATTTTAAATCTGATTCCAAATTAAGAACTTGATATGCTGATTTAAGAGCATCAATATCAACTTCATTAAATGGTGTACTCATATCCATACTATCAAAAACACTTGCAAGTCGCGGCATAGTTTGTTTTATAAACTCAGCTGCTTGATTATCTACTTTGCTTTGACCTAATAATTGATCGAAAGCTGTATTCACACTTCTTTCAGTTTCTGTTGTCTTAGCTGCTTTCGGTATATTGTCCTGAGCTTCAAGAACAGTTGTTAAAGTTCCATCTTTTTCTTTTCTTACCACTCTTACGTTATTAGGAACGTTTATGAATTCTGGTTCATCTGGTGCTTCAAATATTATATTTCCTTGTTGATCTATAACAGTATCACCTGCGGAAACTTTAATTGTTTTTGTTTGATCTTTTGTGTCTGGAGCTGTGAATACAGTTTCACCTTCGTTATTTATAACGGTCGTACCTGGTGGTACTTTAATTAATTGTTTTTTTGATTCTGATTCTTTTGAGTTATCAAATATTATCTCATTTGTTTCCTTATTTAATAAAACTCCTCCTGCTGGTACAGTGACTTCTTGTTCTATTTGCGAGTTATCAAAAATTACATCACCAGTTTCTCTATTTGTTAATACTGCTCCTCTTGGTATTACAATCTCTTTTTCTACCTCTTTAGGAACTGCCTCTTTTACTACTACATAATTATTGTTTTCATCGAAATAACCAACTTCTTGATTTGAACTTGACTTGATTAAATTTGGTGTATCTTTACCATAAAATGTTTCACCACCAAAATAAGCCACATCATTAGGACCAAGTTTAATTACTTTTGAATCTGGATCTATTGCTACTTTTTTATAAACTTGTTCTCTTATGAATTTGGTTTTGTCATTTGGATTTGGATAGATTGCAAATAAATTTCCATCAACCACCTCTGTTTTAATGTCTATTCCACCTGAAGCTATTTCTTTTCCTTGTGAATCGACAAGTGTCTCACCTGGTGCTAAAACTGTCTGTTTTCCCTCTTCTTTTGTTAACTCTGCAGAAATCATGTCCTTGAATAAACTTATGGTGTCTTGTCCTGCTAAAGCTTTTGCTTGTTCATCATAGTCTGGTGCAGGCTTTATGTCTGACAAGGCAGGAGCTGCCTGAGCTATTTTAGATAATGTTGAAAGAAAAGGACCTGACTCACCACCTGTCAATGGTTTACCACCTTCTGCCTGTGCTGCTAGTTGAGCAAAAAAATTCAAAAGAGCTGGTGCATTTCTAGAGAAAAATCCTTCTTGTTCTTGTGGCAACATACCTCTGTACATTTTTTCAAAAGTTGCTCTGTATGGTTCTAATTGTGCCATATTAACATCTGCCATTATTCCACTGAGCATTGAATTCAGTTCATCTTGCCTGTCCTCCCCTGAATAACTTCCAGGTTCATTAACTAAACCTCGTTTTGGTTTTTGTATTGGCACTAAACCTGATGTTATACCAGTTCCTCTAGAATTAAGTTTCATACGCTGAGGCGCGTTGACAAACATTTTTCTGTTATAAACAGACATTATTTAAAACTTCCAAAGCCCTCTAACAAACTACCTATGCCTGTACCAAGAGAGCCAATACCACTCGCAAATTGTAAGAAAGGATTTGCTGGAGTAACTGGCATTTGTGAAATTGTTTGTCCACCAAAAGGTAAACCTGCTAAAATATCAGTACCAAAAGATATACGTTGAAATGGTTCTTGTTGTTGTGCCGCAATATTTTGTCGTTGAGCTTCAAGACCTGCTTGTAGTAATTGTTGTTGTTGACCACCAACACCTAGTAAGGTGCTTATATCTTGACCTAGCATTTGTTGACCAAGTTGACCTATACCGCCCTGAGTTCGTGCAATATTTCCTAATTGACCAGTAAGTCCTGATAGTTGTTGTCCTGCAGATAGTTGTCTTCTTTGTTGTGCTTCTTGTGCCGCTTGAGCTGATGCTAAAGCTTGTTGATAGTTCCGTGATGCATCTTCAAAGATACGTCTTGATTTTATATCACCTAAATTTCTAGCTAATTCTGCTTCTTGTACACCAAAACGTGAGCCACCAAAAGCGCCTGCTTTTTGAGCAGCCGAAGCAAGATTTGTTTGTGCCATAGCACCTTGTCTATCAATTTCTCTTAAAGCTTCTTGCGTAACAAATTGTTGATAAGGATCTCTAAATTGATCTATTGTCGCTGTTGTCGGAACAAATCCTTGAGTAGCACCGCCTAATGTTTGTGCCGCCAAATTTCCTAGCTGTCCAGCTTGTGTCGCTGTTTGACCTGCTTGAGTGACATAAGGTTGAAAAGCACCAATACCTAAATCAGCTAAAGCAAATGCATCTTGTTGAGGAGCCGTGAACCCTGCAACTTGTTGCTTAGGTATATCACGTGGTTGATTTATTAAACCTTGTATATAATTTTCATCACCAGGTTGTCCTTGCCCAAATAAAGTTAGAAGTAAATCTTTTTGACGTTCCTGTACATATTCAGGAGGTAATTGTTGTTGTATTGTTGTTTGTGTTGCCATTATCCTTGTGCCTCCAATTGATCCATCATTTGATACATTTTTCTTGCACCTTCCATTCTGTCACCATTGCCTGCACCTTTAACAGCTTTAGCAGTCATAACAAATTCGCCATCACTTAACATAGCAGGAATACTATCAGATGTACCTGTGCCTGGTCCACTTATTTCGCCTGTTTTACGAGGAAACTCTGTTGTGCCACCTTGTGCCATCATCATTGTTCTTTCAATATCTTTTAATCCGTTTGTTGGTTCTTGCATAAATCCACCATCAGCTGCGTTTTGAATTAAATTACCTTGCATATTGTAATAAGGACCAACGATACCGCCTCCTAATTGTAAATCCAATAATTGACCTGGTGTTAAATTTAAAGCTGTAGCTTGATAATCACTTCCTGGAAACTTTGTGTTAACTTGTTCCATTTCAGGAACATCGAAAAGACCAAACGGTTTTGCGGTTGCACCAAAGATACCTGATGCTAAACCAATTTGACTTAATAATTTTGATGCATCTATTTTATCAACCATTTTTCCATCTGCGCCCTCAACTTGTTTTGTAGGAATAAATTTACCTCCTTCACCAAATAAACCTGCTGCATCGGAACCTTTTTTACCAAGAAAAAATTCTCCAAAGCCACTAGCACCTGCTTTTCCTCTTCCTAAAAATTTATCAAAAAATGTTAAATTTTTTGGATCTTTAGCTGATCCAATGCCTCCACTTAAACCTTTTATTCCTGGACTTTGACTTGCCAAAAAAGCGGCTGTAGCTATATCACCAAAACCTGCATCTGGATCTGCTAATGCACCTATACCTGCAAACAAAGGATTACCTGTTGCAAGAGCAAGGACTGTCCCCAAATATTTTTCTGAATCTCCTGGTAGCGCTTTTGCCACCATTTTACGTAACTTTTTAAGCATAATCTCCTAATTGCAATTTATGTTATTGAAATGCAAGGAGGCTGGCCTTGTAATTAAGCCTATTTAAATGTATATTTATAGGCAAAAAGTTGCTATATGACAATAGATAATTATGCAGAGAAAGGAAACGCATGGCTAAAAAAGAACAAGTATTAAAGTTTGATACAATTAGACCATTTGGTCCTACTATTATGAGAGGCAGAATGCCTGATTTTATTACTAAAATGTTGGATGATAAAGCAACAGAAATGCTGAATGATAAAAAATTATCAAAAGAATTTGATCACTCAGGTAACTTAGCAGGTAATGTTAAACAAGAAGTTCGTTATCCTCAAGACTGGATGAACACCGAAGAGTTTATGCCAATGGTGCAATTGATGGGCGAGATGGTAAAGAGCTATATTTCTATACCACCAGCAAGTGAAACAATTAAACCAGAGTTTGTTGGTAAGATGGTTATTGAATCAATGTGGGTCGTGAGCCAGTGGGCGGGAGACTTTAATCCTTTTCATATACATGAGGGTCAACTATCAGGTGTGTGTTATTTACGTGTGCCAAAAAGTTTACCAGAAGAATACGCAAGAGAAGATCACTATCCAACTGTGGGCGATATATGTTGGTTCAATGGTCAAGCGGCGACGTTCAGTGGACACAAACATCAAGAGTCACCAAAGGTTGGCGACATCTTCTTGTTTCCAAATTGGTTAGCACACGGCGTCTATCCGTTTAGAACACCAAATGAAGAGCGACGCTCCGTATCTTTTAACTTGCATTTAATTAAAAAGGAAGAACCAGTACCACTAGAAAACTAATGGCTGAAATAAATAGATTACCTATTTTTACACAAGAAGTTTTTCATTTCACGCTTCCTAATTTTGAAGAGTGGAAAAAACATATTAATCAAATTATTTTAGTTGAAGAAAACAAAAATATTCATGACCATGATACTTCACCAGAAGAAGAGTGTAATGTTATGGCTAAAAGAACGGCGTGGAATTCTCATCAAAGATACCAAATTTTAAATGATTTATGTGAAGAAATATTATTACATTTAAAAAAGTTTATAAAAAAAGAAGGGTACGATATTCCCACTTTAAAAATAAAAAATTGTTGGGTCAATTGGTATGAAAAAAATCAACATGCAAGGCCACACACTCACGGTCCACATTTATCAGTGGTTATTTTTGTAGATGTTGAAAAAACAGATGGTAAATTATTTTTTTATTCCAATGATTATACAGTTTTAACTAAAAAAGAAGAAACGTTTAGTAATCATAGTAATGTTGTACAAATAGACGCCAAGGATGGTACCGTTTTGTTTTTTGATGGTTCAATTTCTCATTCTGTTAGTGCCAATACTACAAACAATAGAAGAGTCACAGTGGCGATTAATTTTGTAGTTGAGTATAATGAAACAAGAAAGGAGTATTAAAACAACATGAACATAAATAAAATTCCAATGGTCCGTGTGACGTGGCTCGATGCTCGTGATACAGAGACAGGTTGGCTTGATATAAAAGAAGTGATGGATGCTCCGTTGGCCGTGTGTCAAGAAGTAGGATGGATGGTTCACAATGGTCCAGAAAAAATAATTATTATGCGATCCTATAGTAAAGATAAGGATGAGGTGTCTGGTGGTGGTGCTATTGCCATACCAAAAGGGTGGATAAAAAAAATAGAATATTTGAAAGTAGAATATAGTGAAACCTAATTTATATAATTTAGAGGGAGGTGTAGGTAAACATTTACAATTTTCTTCATTAGTAAAACCTTTGTATGAAAAATATAAAAAAAAATTAATTATTTATTCAGGCTACCCAGAAATTTTTAATTTTGATGAAAACGTAGCGGATTCTAAAGATCATGCTAATAATACTTTTTTTGATAATTATTATCAATGGTTTCAAAATTTTGATAAAATATTTTACCACGATCCCTATAAAAGTGACTGGTTAAAGGGAGATAAGCACGTTGTTAAAAAATGGTCAGAAATGTATGAAGTTGAAATAAATGATGTAAGACCTAATTTTTTTATTAATGAGGAACGTGAAAAAAAATTATTTGATATTATAAAAAATATTGGAAATTATATTTTATTACAATTTACTGGTGGCCAAGGCATTATGCAATCAGATTACAACAAACATAATTTTGGAAGAAATTATAAACAAGGTCAAGATTTAATTTATTTATTACAAGATGCTTTTCCTCAACATGGTTTAATTATTTTTGGTCATAATAATGAAAGGCAAGAATATGTTGGTGAAACAAAGTACAAAGACAACGCTGGCGTTTCTTTGTTTTACAGCAGAGAAGATTTTTTAATTTTATCAAAGTATTGTAAATTTTTTATAAGTATTGACAGCGCATTGCAGCATATATGCTCTAATCAAAAATTTAATAAAAAAGGAATTGTATTGTGGGGTTCAACAATTCCAAAGATGTTTGGATATGATACAAATGTTAATTTAATTTCAAAATATCCTGGATGCACGGAAATAGAACCAAAATTAATTGTAGATGAAGCGTTAAAATTATGAAAATTAATAATCAAAATATTTTTCCAACTTCTTTGTTTCTTTTCGAATTTAATAAAGAAGAAATTTTTCCTTTAATTGAGGAAATAAATAGTAAAAAAATAAAAATTAAAAATATTAGTAAATTTTATTCGAGTCACGTTCAAGTAGGCAAACATTATACAGACTACGGCAACCCAATACGATTAATTGAGTATGAAAAGATTATGCTTGTAATAAGTAATTTTTTTATAAATCAAAATAAATCTTTTAATTTAGAATATTACTGGTCTGCTGTTTATTATGAAAATAGTGTTCACACCACTCATGGTCACAGTAATCCAAACATAAAAGAGCCACATAATTATTCATGTGTTTTATATTTGACTGACAACGGCGGCACTACATTTTTTACTCCAAACTCTACGTCCAATGACTGCGAATTTTTTATTAAATCAAAAGTTGGAAAACTTGTAATATTTCCTAAAACTTTATTGCACACTGGCGTAAATAAAGAAAAAGGAGAAAGAATAATTATTTCTTCTAATATAGGAATTTACGATGCTTGATAAAATTTTTATTGGTACTCCTTGTTATGGCGGCATGATTACTGCTGATTATTTTAAAAGTTGCCTGCAACTAACTGCATTGGCAGCTACTAAAAAAATAGAATTACAGTTTGGCACCATAGGTAATGAATCATTAATTACGAGAGCTCGTAATACTTTGGTTCAATTATTTATGGACGAAGAACAATATACTCATCTTTTATTTATTGATGCTGATATTGCTTTTAATCCTGAGTCAGTGTTTCGTATGTTAGATTTAGATGAGGATGTCGTAACAGGTGTCTATCCTCGTAAAACAATTGACTGGAGAAAAGTAAAAAGAAGAGCACAAGAAAATCCAGATATATCGGAGGATGAATTACATGCAGCTTCATTGGAATACAATTTAAATGTTAAAGATCCTAATAAAGTTTTATCAAAAAAAGGTTTTATTGAAGTATTAGATGGTGCCACAGGTTTTATGTTAATTAAAAAAAACGTTTTTAAAAAAATGGCTTTAGCTTATCCTGAGTTGCGATTTGTACCAGACCAACACATCGGTGCTCCACATGACAAGACTTTTAATTATCATGACACATCCAAATGGAATTACACCTTTTTTGACACAATGATAGAGCCAGATACCAAAAGATATTTATCTGAAGACTACGCATTTTGTCGTTTATGGCAGAAAATAGGTGGTAAAATATACGCTGACATTGCAAGTGGTATGACTCATTATGGTAATTATTCATTCAAAGGCAACGTGGGAACACAGTTTAAAAGCACATGAAAAAATATTACATATTAGATAACGTATTAAGTAAGACAGAAACATTCAAAATTTACAATAATTTAATTAATTCACCAATTTGGAGTTTAAATAGATCATCAACTATAACAGATGATTTTGAATCATCTGTTAATAGATTTCCAGGAATTGTGATTGAACAAGAAGGTCAATCGTTTAATCCATATTTTTCGGGTTATTTTCATTGTTTAACAAGTTTAATAAAGGACAGGTTTTGTAATGATTATAATTTTAATTTACCAAATGATATATTTAGAATTCATGTAGGTGCAAAAAATGATAAAAGTGAAACACTTTTTCATTCTGATATGCAAGACAATGAATCATGGACAATTTTAGGTTTTCTTACACCTGTTTGGAAATCGGAATATGGAGGTCAAATAAATATTGAAGGTGAAAAACTAGATTATTTTCCAAGTAGGTTTGTTATTTTCAAATCTAATATTTTGCACAACGGAGGTTATGTAAACAAAAATAATTTAGATTATTGGAGAATAAGCATAAATATAATTTTAAAATGAGTATCAAAATAATTGATGATGTTGTTCCAAAAGAAATGTTTAAATTAGTTTCAGAACATTTTAGCAAAGGTATTTGGGACTTTACCAATCGGTCTGAAGAAAATGATTTAAATACAAGTTTTTCTGCAAATGATTATTGTAATCAAATCAATGCTTTAATTAAAAATAACGAATTAAATAAATCTAACATTGTTTATAATTTGTGGATGTATGTAAACGAAAAACTACAAATAGAAAAAAATTATAAAAATAAATTAGACAGAATGTGGTTAAATGGAGGGCCTCCTTTGTATGATCAGAAAATTCATTGTGATAACTGTGACACTTTTTCAAAAGATCTTACAATAGTATGTTTTGTACATTCTCACTGGAATACATCATGGGGCGGCGAGCTTTTAATTTATGATGTTAATCAAACCAGGGTAATTAATGGTGTTTTTCCCTTATCTAACAGAATTATTATGTTTCCTTCCTACTTACCTCATAGGGCAGTTTCTGTATCTAGAACAAGTTCAAAAATAAGAGTTTCAATAGCATTTCAATGTAAATATGATTATAATCTTTAAATTTTCTAAAAATTGTTTAAAATATTTTTTATGAAATTAGTAGATTTAAAGTTCCAACCAGGCATTGATAAACAAGATACGGCTTACTCAGCAGGGGATCAAAGACGTTACACAGACTCAGATTTTGTACGTTTTCACTACGGAAAACCTGAAAGATGGGGTGGTTGGGCTTATTTACCAAATCCAAACAAAACGATCGTGGGCGTGGTCCGTGATACACATTCATGGATTGGTTTGGATGGCACTAGGTATCTTGCTTTAGGCACCGATAGAAAATTGTATCTTTTCTCCGAGGGTGCTTTGTATGACATTACACCAATCAGAGAGACAGCTTCACTTACAAATCCTTTTACAACAAATGGTACAACCACCGTTACCGTAACGGATGCAGCGCACGGAGCTTCCGTTGGTGACTTCGTAACTTTTGATTCTTTTTCTACCATTGACGGCTTGGATATGAATAATGAATTTGAAATTATCACAGTTCCAAGTGCAAGTACCTATACCGTAACACATACAGATACCGCTTCTGGATCTACAGCAGGTGGAGGTGGTACAGGTAATGCCAATTATCAAATCAGTGTTGGTCAATCGACATCTACGTATGGTTATGGATGGGGAACTTCTACATGGAGTGCAGAAGCGTGGGACGAGCCGCGGTCCTCGTCTAGTGTTGTGGTAACAGCTAGAAATTGGTCATTAGATAATTTTGGTGAAGACTTAATAGCTACCGTTTTAAATGGTAAAACTTTTATAAAAGATATTTCAGGTGCCATAGACGCAAGAGCAACAGCCTTGTCTAACGCTCCAACAGCATCTAGATTTAGTTTAGTATCTACGGACACCAGACACTTACTTATTTTTGGTACGGAAACAACTATTGGCACACCAGCAACGCAAGATGATTTATTATTTAGATTTTCTGATAGAGAAGATGCTACTGATTATACCCCAGTTGCAACTAACGAAGCAGGTTCACTTAGAATATCGGATGGTTCAAGAATAGTAGGCGCTGTAAAATCATCAGGTCAAATACTGGTTTGGACAGATACATCACTTCACGGTATTCAATTTGTTGGTACACCGTTTACTTTTGGTTTAAGGCAACTTGGCGCAAACTGCGGATTAATAGCACAACATGCAGCGATAGAAGTAAATGGCAGAGCCTATTGGATGTCGGATGATGCTTTCTATATGTATGATGGTGTTGTCAAAAAAATGCCGTGTTCCGTACAAGATTTTGTTTTTGATGACATAAGTTATACGAACAAGAATGATATTGCGGTAGGGCTTAATACAGCCTTTAATGAAATTATTTGGTATTATCCTTCTGCAAGTGCAACACAAATAGATAGAGGTGTTGCTTATAATTATTTAGAGAACACATGGTACACGGTTAGTCTTGGTAGAACTACGTGGCTTGGTGCTTATGTGTATGAACTACCTATTGCTACAGAATACAATGCTAGCACGACAGCAAACGTATCAACTATATTAGGTTTAACAGCAGGTGCATCTTTTATTTATGAACAAGAGACAGGTAATAATCAAGCAGATGGCACGGCTATTTCTGCCTTCTTACAAACAGGTTCAGTAGAGATCGCAGACGGCGATGAGTTGATGTCAGTCAGTAAATTAGTGCCAGATTTTGATAATTTGGCTAATAATATGACAGCTACATTGACATTAGAACAATATCCGCAATCTTCAAATACGGTGTCTACATCAGGAACTATTAGTAGCACAACAGAGAAAATTGATGTAAGAGGGAGAGGTAGAGCGGTGAAAATTAAATACGAAACAAATACTGTAGATGATACACCTTGGAGACTTGGTTCAACAAAAATACAACTTAGACCAGACGGTAGACGGTGATTTATATTAAAGATCAGAGTTTATCTGATCAAGAGATTAAAAACCTTATGGTTTTTACAACTCATCCTTTTTATCTTTGGGGTGACAAAAATACTGAAACACGTTGTGTAAATATTGCATCAAATCATCAAATACCTTTAAAAATTAAAAGTTATGTCTCCCATGATTTTAAATTTAAAAATATAGAATTAGCTGAAATAATTACGTATCCAACTGGAATTTCTAAAAATTTTCATTTTGACACGCAAAGAGATAGCACAACTGGAACATCTGTAACGTTTTTAAATGATGATTTTATTGGCGGTGAGCCTGTTATAGAGGGTGTAAAAATAACACCCATTACAGGTAGAACCTATTTTATAGACGGAAAAATGTATAAACATGGAGTATTAAATGTTATAAAAGGCTCAAGACAAACTTTAACAATATGGTATAACAATGTCAAAAATAACAATAACTAGATTACCTAACGCTACACCAGAGTATGATGCCAGTCAGTTTGACCAAATGGTAAGTTTACTTGATCAAATAATTCTTTTATTAAATACAAACTATCAAGCTGACATAAAAGCAGAATCAGAGCAGGAGGCTTTTTTCTTTGGCTAATACATTTAAAAGCGCAATGTTAGATGTCACTACGACAGATCTAACAACTTTGATTACAGTTCCAACGGCAGATCCTGGTGCAACACCCCCTGTGCCACCTACAACGAATGTTGTGAAATCTATTTTGGTTTGTAATGACTCAGGTAGCACAACACTGCTAGATGTCGAGGTGGTAAGATCCTCTGCTACATTTGAAGTATTTAAACAAAAAAGTATTGCTACAAACACAACAACAGAATTATTAGAACAACCATTAGTTTTACAAGAAAGTGATGTTATGAAAGTTCAAGCTAACGCAGCCAATCAAGTGCATGTTATAGCTAGTTTTATGGAGATCACAAAAGGACAACTCTGATCAGTCTTCATTCTTTATTTATTACGCCTGTCTTTTCATTAGAATTAAAAGATCATGAGCATTTAGTTGATAGCATTTATCAAATGAAAGAAAATGATGAAAAGGGTATGCCACGGTCCAATATTGGTGGTTGGCATAGTAATGATGAAATACATAATATAAAAAAATTTAAACCTTTAGTCGGTGATATTCTTAAATATGCAAAAGATTGCTTTGATCACATGGATGTTAAAGATAATTATGTTCCTGAGATGACAGGAATGTGGGGTATGATAAACCCACCAGGATCACGAAACAATGTACATACACATCCATATAACTACTTATCGGGAGTATTTTACCTAAAAGCCCCTGAAAAGTGTGGAAATATTGTGTTTCTAGAGCCTAAACCACAGTCAGAGGTGCTTTCACCCCCAAAAAAAGATAATGCTACTATACACCTCGCTCATAGCGTACAATGGGAGCCTAAAGAGAATTCCTTGATTTTTTTCCCATCTTGGTTACAACATGAAGTACAAATAAATAATTCTGATGAAGATAGAGTTATCATCAGTTTTAACATAAATTGGAGAAACGAAGATGCCGATAGTTGAACCCGCGGAATTACTAGGTCATGTTACGACTGAAGATGGAAGAAAAATTCCTCATTATAAAGTGAAAACGGAAACGACCATTACAAACATCGATACAGGTCAGGAGTATGAATCAGAAGCTGCTATGCAAGCAGATATTGATGATCCTAATACAGCAACTACTGTTGAGAAAATAAAAAGAGATGTAAAGGTTTTTGCACCTTCACTAGCAGATATGTTAGGTGTAACGCCTAAATAGTGTCGCAAATATTTATACAAGAAAATTTTTTTCCGACTAAGTTGTATAATGAAATTGTACAACTCATGATTAAGGCTGAGTATATTCCCCCTCCCAAAGAACGTATTGAAGCGCATCAAGGGGCATACTGGCATTCGCACACTTTACCTAACAATTGTGACATTCAAGTAGAAATAAAAAAATTAATAAAAGAAAAATTTTATTTTAATATATCAAAATTTATTGAGACACACATGACGATGGTTGGCGCTTCTGATAAACCAAGACCTCATACTGACCTCTCAATGGGTGCAACGCATCAATGTTTAATTTACATGCATGGAGAAGAATCAACAAATAATGGTACAGGATTCTATCATGAAGTTTCTCCAGAACATCAAGAATTAAGTATACACGTCGGATTTAAGCACAACAGAGCTATTTTTTTTACATCGAATGTTACCCACGCACCTTTACAATGGGCGGGTAACGGTTCTTTTAGATATTCTATATGTAATTTTTTTACCTAGGCGCTACAAGCCTCACACTCTACTTCAGGATTTAAAATAACTGCTGAAGTAACACCAGTTGAACTGATTTGTGCGTTGGATTTATATGGTTTACCCTCAATTACAGGATGACAACTACAACCTTTTAAATGTTCCGATAGTGTTTTTTCTATTTTTTCTTTTTCTCTTTCCACTGCTAATAAACGTTCGTGGTATCTGCTCACCTTATCAGCAAGGGTAGCTATAGCCTTCAATACTTCTTGATTTTCCATAATATCTCCTTGATTTGTAATTTTTGGGTGAGATCTAATTTAAACATGTGTACGTAATATTTCAAGAAATCTTTTTATAATTGTTTTCTTGACACAGAATTCATGTTATGAAAGGAGCAGAAAAAAGAATGGACGCAGCAACACAAATCTTTGGGCGAATTGTTAAAAAATATCAGTTACCTTTGGATAAAATTGAAGATTTAAATTTAAAATACGAAGAAGTTAGAAAAAATCTTAAAACATTTAATCATAGATTAGCTGGACGATTACAATCAGAATTAGATTTTACAGAAATACTACAATCAACAAGTATTTTTAAAGATATTGTAAAATGCATGCAAGATTATGTAGATGATTTAAAAAAATTTGGATTGTTAACAACTTATAATAATTTAAATATTTTAAGTTGTTGGATAAATGACATGAAACAAGGAGAATATAATCCACCACACACACATCATGACCTTACTGGATGGTCAACAGTTTTATTTTTAAAAGTTCCTGAATTCGTACGAGACACTGAGTACGAAAATAAATTTAGAGATGGTTTACTTGGTTTTATTACCGAAGATGGTTTAAGAATTGAATGGACGGAACCAAAAGTTGGTGATTTTTATATATTTGAAGCATGTCATCAACATTGTGTTATGCCTTTTAAAACTAAAATAAACGGAGAAGTAAGAAGATCTATGTCTTTTAATTTTACTTAAAAAAATGTTTAATAAAAAAATTACTTTTTGCGCTACAGATAAATCCATGGTTGATGTATGGCCACATCCTCAGTCTGCTTCAAAATTTATTCCTAAGGAATATAAAGAATTAGATAGATTACATAAAAAAAATTATCATATTCTAACAGTAAAAACATGTATTCCTTTTTTAGATTCAATGACTGCTGGTTATATTATACCTTTTGATCAAGATTATTTAATAGATCCAGTAGAAGACGATTTTTCTATAACACCAGCGAATAGACAACATGACGATTTTGGTTTTCATAATGAATCACAACTTCCAAAAACATGGCAAAAAACAATGGGTAAAAATGCAGGAAAATTTCACAATAAATGGTTAATAAAAACACCGCCAGGATACAGTTGTTTATTTATTAAACCTATGAACAGAATGGAAAACAGATTTGAAATAATTCCTGGAATTGTTGACACCGATGAGTATGTGAATTTAATTAATTTTCCGTTTATTCTACATAAAAAAGATGAACAATTTTTGATTAAAAAAGGCGAACCTATGGTTCAAGTGATACCATTCAAAAGAGAGGCATGGAAAAAATGGAGTGGTTTTTATTTAGAAAAACTACACAATAAAACTAGAAATCTTTTAACGTCAAAATTTATTGATCGTTATAAAAAATTATTTTGGAAGAAAAAAAGTTTTAAATGAAATCAATAACTGATTACATAAAAAGATACGACAATATTTTATCCGAGGATGTATGTGATCAAATTTGTAATGTCGATGAACGAGCATTTGAAGAGGGAATTATATCTGATGGTCAAAAGAATAAAAAAATTAGAAATTGCATACAAAAAAAGTTAGAAAAAAAATTTGAATTATTTATACAAGAAGCTGTTCAACAAGTTCTCATAAAATACATAAAAGATCATGCCAATTTTTACACTGGTCTTTCAGTGGAAGACACTGGTTTTGAACATTTAATTTATCGGAGCTCGGATAAAGCAGAATATAAAACGCATGTTGATGCGATGGATTTATATCCGAGAGTTTTAAGTATTTCTTTTACTTTAAATAAAGAATACGAGGGAGGTAACTTTGTTTTTTTTAATGACATGTCTTATGAAGTTAAAAATAAAAAAGGTAGTGCGGTCGTATTTCCAAGCAATTTTTGTTACCCTCATGCAATAACTCCAGTTACAAAAGGAACAAGGCAAGCAATAGTGACATGGATACGTTAGAAAAAAATAAATATAAATACGTAAAAAACATTATTTCAAAGGACATTGTAGAGTTTTTATCTAGTTGGAGCCTTAATAATTTTAATTTAAAAGGAGATTCACAAGCTCCAATGTCCTCTGTTCATCATTCAAACGAAGCTGAAATTTATAATCATGTTATTCATTTTCTTCATTCAAGAATGGAAAAAGAAACAAATAAAAAATTAAAACCTATATATTCTTACAATAGAATATATTTACCTGGTTCTGTGCTTGAAAAACATAACGACAGGCCCTCATGTGAAATAAGTGCATCAATAACACTTAAATATTATTATGAAGATAAAAAATACAGATGGCCTCTGTACATGGGGGAAACACCTATCATAATTGAAACGGGAGATGGTGTTATTTATAAAGGAGTTGAAATACCTCACTGGAGACCTGTATTTGCACAACCTAAACAATGCTGGCATCATCAATTATTTATACATTATGTTGATAAACATGGACCTTATTCTAATTTAATTGAGGAAAAAACTTTTGAAGATTTTAAAAAAAATTCAAAGTTACACAAAAAACCAAATATAAAATATTAAGAATAATGTTCGTCAAAATCTTTCCATGTTTTTGACCAGTCTATGTAAGATGCAGTGGCAGAATTATGGACATGAAAATCATCTATATTATTACCATCATTTACCCAAGAAATTGAAGCGTTTTCATAATAATTGTTATAATCTAAAAACGCTGAATTAATTTGTGTTTTTCTTGTTTCACCCCAAGATAGTAAATTTGCAATTGTTGTGCTTCCTACAGAATCACTTGTAGCGTTTAATGCAGTGTTACCAGTCATATCACCAGTAGATGAGTCTTTATTTTGAATTTCGTTGTCACCCTCTAATTCATTCCAAATTACATAATGAATTGTATTAGGGCACCATCCATCTTGCCAAGCGTTTCCTTTGTCTGCCCAAGCAATACGAACAGAATTATCTAATAAAATATACTCTCCGTTTGCAATTACTATTTGTGTCGCCATTAATGTTTTATAATATAGTTAACCACCACATAAGGTGAAAAAGAATTTGTTCCTGATGCTGTTACAGATCCAGTTAAACTTGTAGTTATATTACCTGTCAACGTTCCAGATAAAGTATGAGAGTGAGTGTGACCCGTTCCTGATCCTGTATTACATATTGTGGGGTTAGATGTAGTACAAACATTTCTTCTTTGACCAGGAGAAAATGTATCTGCTGTTGCAGTAGGAAGATATTTAAAAGCAGGAGTACCACCAGAAGGGTTTTGTTCAAAAACAGGTGAGCCACCGTATTGATGTGCATGAGAAGCTAATTGAGCTTCTGTTAAAGACGTATTCGAAATAGCACCTGTTATAGTTACTGATTGGTTTGTAGCATTTGTAGCAGCTTGGTTGTTAGTTACGGAAACCGTAACTGTATTTGCACCGCCAGTACCAGCTAAGTTGTATGTATTACCATCATAACCTTGTGGCATTTTACCTTGAAGGTTAGGGACGTTGAACGTTGTGGAACCATCACCTGCACCGTAAGTTGTAGAAATTACAGCAAATAAATCTGCGTAAGTTGTTCTTGATACAGCACCGCCATTACATAATAAATAACCATCTGGTGCTGTTGCTTTACCCCAAGGCTTGATTGCGCCTACTTCACTTCTGTTTACTATATCTTGTAAATTAGCCATAATTAATCGTTATACTTTAATAACCAACCGTTGTCACTGTCATAATACACCAACGATATACCAGCTCGGTTAGTTGAAATTGTTAAATCTGCTGCAGTCCCTTGAATCTTTTCACTGTTTCTTCCAACAGTAATGTTGTTGGTAGCTGCTGTACCATGTGAGTCAATTATTTTTACTTGGTTTCCAATTGAAGGAGAAGCAGGTAAAGTTATGGTGACTGCGCCGCCAGATGTATCAACAAAAATGTTATCACCATCAGAGGCTGTGTAGTTTCCTGATTTATCTAACCAAGCCTCACCTAAACCAGCTAAAGTAAATATGTCATACCAGTTTGTACCATCTGTAGATACTAATCTGTATTTACCATTTGTAATAGTAACGGTGTTTCCTGTAGCACCTAATCTAGCAGATATATCAGCGCCACCAGAAATGTTGTTATAAAGTCCGTAAGTTTTTTGAGTTGTTGGAAATTGTACTGTATGAGTTGTAGAAACTGTTCCTGTAAAAATTATTTGATTTTGTCTAGCTTCATTATTTGCTTGCGTTTGAGGACCATCGCTGTTTGTTAGTGTAGTCGAAGTTCCAGTAGTAATTGCTTTTGAATAAACACCAGCGATGGCATATTCAAAAACCTGAGAGAAGTTATTATTCGTAATAGTACCCCAAGTACCTGAATTTTCTCCTGTGGTTTGTAGCTCTATTCGTAAGCCTGTTGAATAAGTTGAACTCATTTAATCTCCTAATAAAGTTTTAGTAATTATTTTAAAGTTTGTCAAAACTTTTATGCGGCTTTATGGACTTCTGTCCAACTTATATCCGAGTTAGAATCATCTACAGCAGACCAGAAAGTCCCTTGCAGAGTTCCAGTTGTACTTGTAGCAGAAACGCCAGTTAATGTAAAGCTTACATCTGTGCGAATATTTAAAGCTCCTATGCTTGATGTAAGTGAAAC